ATATATGCCGTTGACGTGGCGTTATTGGTCAAGGTGATTGACATGGTTTCGCTGGACTTGCTGACCGATATGCCGATAGATGACGTCAGGTTGGTCCCACTGCCATCAGCTGCGGTGTTGGCGGTCATGTCTGTCGTTGCTGCCACGGTTGTCCAGGCAGTCACCCCCACCGCGTTGGACGCTGACGCTTGGGTTGGATAACGGGCGATGTATGTGGCGGCTAACCCCGGTTCAATACTCGGGGAATTTGCACCGGATTCGCTCAGTGTCCACAACGTCGCGATGCTGGCCGTGGTAGTTGTGATTATCTCGGTCTCAAAAATATTAAAAATATGCGGGACCGGGTCGTCCTGGCTGATGGCCTGATAGACCCGGGCGGCCCCATCTGCATCGGAAAACGTGGCCTGACTGGTCAGCCTCGCCCCGCTTAATCTAAAATGGCGCCCTTCAAAGTCGATTTTCCCATCCTTGCTTTCGTGGATAAACCCGGCTTCGGTGGCCTGGACTTCCTGTAATGCCGGGACTGCATAGGTCGAATCAATCCAGTACCGGTCGATCGTAGTCTTGCCAGTATCAAGGGTCCGGTAGCTGCCACCAGCTGGCCATCCAGCAGCGTCCAGGATGTCATCGACGACCTGGTCGGTTCGTTGACTTGTAACCATTGGAACATTGATCTGGTCAAGGTTGATATATCCGAGTGGCCCGGTGGCTTCAATTGTTACGGTTGAATCGCCGCCCGCCTTAATTGTTGGCGTAATCTTGGTCAGGAAGCCACGCCATACCGGTTGATCGGTCAGGCTGGCGCTGCTGGCTAATAGTCGAACCGGGCGCCCTGGTAATAGGTTTCCATATAGCGGCGAACTGGAATTAAAATAGGAATAGTCCCCGGAGCGGTTATCTATAACTGCCCGAAGGGTTCCAGCCTTGGCGTTGCCCGTCAGCTGGGAAGCCCTATCCCGGCCGCTGTTGGTCTGAATAGATCTAACGCGCCCCATGTCCAGGGAATCCCCTGTGTCGGTGAAATCCCCGTCATTGTTCCAGTCTATTTCTACTTTATAACTTGCAACTACCATAATTAGGACCTGGCCAAAATGCCCGAGAAGCCTCCACCGAGGACAGAATCCCTGACGGCTGCCGTTACTCGTTGCTCGAAGTCTTCGGTTATTATGTCGCCGTTAACCGTTATATGGACGTTAATTCCACCAGCCCCGGAGCGGTTCAAGGGAATCACGGCTTCCGGTCCCGATTCCCCGATCATGGCCAGGGTTGGACGCCTGACGATGCCGCCATTTGCCATTCCCGTCACGGCTCCGGAAAACATGGTCGCCGCCGCTATTAAATCCGGTAGCTGCACGTTCTTTATAAAACCATATTCCCCAGGATATTGGGCCGGGTTCAGTTTTTTCAATGCGTCCATCTGTTCTACAATGCGGCGGTCAGCGGTGGATTGGATGCGCAAAATTTCGTTCGTACTCATGTTAGGCAATCGCTGAATATTCTGGGCCATACTGGTGGCAAATTCGTTTTGCCGTCCAGCGAATCGTGGGTCTTTTGTATAATCAGCGCTTTCCATAGCCGATACGGTCCCCAATGATTTCATGGATGTCCCCACCGTGTTCAGCGCTTGCTGGGCGTCTGATGCCATGTCCAGGAAGTTTTTACCGGTTGCCGCTGTAAACTTAGCAAATACACCCTTTATATCATCGGCGGTTATGCCGGCATTAATTAACCGCTGGGTTATTAAATCCGTACTATCGCCGGTTAATTTCGCCCATGCCGTTACAACGTCCCCCATATCAGCGCCCGATTCCTTCCAGGCAATCGTTGTCTTGTCCATACTCGCGCGGATACCGCCCCAGCTTTCTTCCACTGACGCCCGCGTATCTTGCATGGCTTCCAAAAAGGCCATTGCTTCGGCCTGGTTATCCATGATCCTTTGAACCGAAGCGTCCTGGTGTATATTGGACCATTTGCGCTCATAGTCAGCGCGGTCCTTTAATCGCTGCGCATCAATGTCCTTTTCTTTTTTGCGCTGGTCCAGCATTTGATTGATGGCAATGGTACGCAGCCGCTGATTATGGGTATTCACGAACTCGCCCCACGATAGTTGCGTTTTTGCGCTGGTTTCGGCAGCTTCCCCCACCATTGAATAGCTTTTCCCGATCTGTTGATTATTCCCGACAACAACTTCCGCGGTTTCTGTTGACGTGGTTTTTGATTCCTCCGCGGCCGCTTTTTCATCAGCTACTTTTTGCACCAATGCGTCGGTGGCTTCCACCTGGGCGTCCCTGGCGCGTTCGGTCGCTTCAATCTGTTGGTCAATCCCTTCCACGGCGCCGCGCATGGTGGGGATCAGGGCAGCTATTGCCCGCGCCCATTCAAGCAAAACCAGTTTTCCTTCCAGTAACTTTGTTTTGAGATATCCCAGGGTAATCCGGAAGGCTGCCACAATTGTGTCCCAATGCTTAAAAACAAGAATTATCGCGGCGATGGCTGCCGCAATGCCCAAAACTATCAAGGTGATCGGACCCATCGCAATGGATAACGCCCCAAAGACACCCGCTAAAATTCCAACTGATGTCACCAACGTCGGAAGAATCAACAGCAGCGGCCCAATAACCAGCAAAACGCCGCCCAAACCCGCCGCGAATACCGCGATAGTTTTAGTCAGGCCGGGATTTTCTTGCGCCCATTTTGTTACGTTGCGGATTAAGTTGGTGATTGGTGGCAATATCGCTTCCAACGCTGGCAATAATGCCCGGCCAAATTCTTGCCCCAGGTCCCCGGTTTCGTTGCCTAATTGGATGATCGGGTCCGCGGCGGCTTGAGCCTGGCCACCGACCGCGCTCATTACCTTGGCTAATCTGTCCCCGAATTGTTCGGTTTTTTCAAAGCTGACGCCCGCAGATGTCGCGTTATTGGTTAAACCAGCCAAGGCCCGGCCCATAGATTCGGCCACCGTAGTGGTCGACTTGCCCGATTTTGCGGAAGCGTCCAGGACCGCCGGCAATGCTGCCAGCGCCTTTTTTTCATCCCCCAACACCGTGACTAATTGAACTAGGACTTCCCGCTGGACTTCATCGCCGAAATTGGTGGACCGTTGCGTGGCTGCAATCTGTTTTTCAATTGCCACGCTGGTGGCCGCATAGGATCCCCCCACGTTCTTCAACGCCTGGTCAAGTTTGGCAATGCCGATGGCTTCAGCCTGGGCGCTTTTGATCTGCGTGGCAGCCAACGCCGTCAACCCGCCACCGATTGCCGTCATGCCAATGGCAATTTTCTTCCGGTGCTTTTCAAAGCTGGAAGCCATTTTCCCGAAGCCAGTTTGAACTTCCTGGATTCCCTTTACGGCTCCAGAACTGTCCGCACCTATTCCAATCGTTACATCATTAGCCATTCGACCCTTCTTCTGCCGGGTTTCCTTCCTGTACTATTGCCAAGGTCCGAAGCACCGTTGCCGGTTCATCCAGCAGCTGCGACGGTAAACATCCATACCGCTGGCATATCCCGTCAATCAGTTCCGCTTCTTCCAGCGCCCAGGGTTTGCGAACTACTCGGCCATCTCGGTCGATAGCGCCGCCAACGCTTCGATATCGCCTGATGGCGCTGCTAAATTTTCAGTCACCCCGGAAACTTCTTCCACCCATTCGGCCACGATCTGCATGGCCATCTGTAATGGAATCAACATCATACCTTCACCGTTGGCCGGTAATGGGTCGCCGTTGGGATCTTCCAGGTTCCATTCTGCCAGGGCTTGATCCCCGAACAATGTGGCCATCGCTTCCTGGTCCTCAGCTTCCGCGGCCCGTCTCAATTCGCCATAATAGCGCATTGATACATTCAACCGGCACCGAACCCACGCCCCTTCATATGATCCGGTCAACGTGAACCGGACCAGTTCTTCGGGTATGCGAAAGCCGCCGCCGGTTTCCTTTTTTATAGCTGATTTATTTCCATTCACGGTGGTCATTTATGCCCACGTTGGGACGGCGCCACCGGCGAGAAGGCCGGTTACTGACCAGGTCAATGACCCATCAGTTCCGCGGCTTAACGGGTAATCAGTGAAAAACACTTCGGCCGCTAATACTTGCCCGGATAACGTATTCGTTGCGGTCCTGGCCACGCTGGTGGATGGGACGGTCTTGAATACATCGTGGGACATATTGCTGGAATCGTTGAAAATTCCACTATATGCAAAACTTAAATCAGCAAGCAGCAGCAGCCGTTCCCGGGCTGACTTGTCCAATCCGGTGATATCTGATTCTTCCCTGGGCGTTGCCATGTCCACCGACACAATATCATTTGAAATAGTCCGGGCGCTTCCACCCGAATCGTCGATCGCGACGGTCATTCCTAACCCTGATTCCTTAGCCATTTCTAACCCTCCTGATTTTGTATAGTGTTTCGTTCATACCTTCCAGCCATTCCGGTCCGCTCAGTGACCGGCTATCGCAAAGAAAAACCGGGTCCCGTTCCACCGGGTTTCGGTGGCTGTCAGTCATACCGTCAAAACATTCTTGACCAGGTGCGAATATAAAATCTATAAACCCCGGTTTGTTTCGTTCTTCCCGGTATTCCTTCCCCAGGCGCCGCATATACTCCGCAGCGTCGCTATTAATTGGAACCGTTGTTTTCCAGCCGTTCCAATATTTTGCACAGTTATATTCGATACAGGACACCAACTGAAAATGTGTCGCGATTGGTCGAACAACTTTCCAATGGGTGAAGTTATTGTTCATAGGCTGACATCATCCTGGGCAGTGCCGCGCCTGATTGTCAACACGATCACCGCGTTGCTAAATGTCCCCGTGGTATTTACTCTCAAATACCGTTCGGCGGCCCCGCTGGACGTCACGCGTTCAGTAGTGGCAGCGCTGGTTGTGGAAAAACCGACCACATTGACAAAAGCATCGCTGGAACCATTGTCGGATGATTCCTGGACC